CTTTAAGGACTACCCGTTGGATTGATCTTATCAACCTCAACTCCCAATGGGTTTCGGTTCCGCTCACAAGAGCCGTTCCGATAAACCAGCCCGCTGCGCAGCAGCAGGGCCCATTAGGCGGGGCCTTCTAAAGGCACTTCGCGTCGTCCAGCTGGAGTTTAGACTCCTGGGCGAGCTTCCCGAGTTATCGGGTGCGACGTGTTTTAACCTTAGGAAGGATTGGGACCGAATCGTCCCACTAGTCAAGCAGATGCCTACCTCCGTGGGAGGAGGCAAGACAAGGACTCGTATACGGGCTTCGAAGATGTCTTCGGCTCTTAAGAGCTGCAAGCGCATATTTGATGCTCCTTGTATGAGTTGTGATGACTGGTGGGCCGAGGAGGCCAAGGGTGAGTGGGCAGAGCGAATGGCTCGGACGCCTGATAGGGTGAACGCCGGTTGGTGTCATGATCCCTATTGGTTGCTTCGACGTCATGTTCGCGAGCTCGCCACCGGGTGGGGCGAGCGTTTGGAAAACGCTCGGAAAGAGTGTGTTGAGGGGGGAGTAAGAAGGAGTGAGAGCGGGGTTTATGTTCCTGACCAGCAGGGGTGTTTTGAGACTAGGCAAGGGGAAGGTGGCACTTTGGCGACGTGCCCCTCAAAAACTTCCAACGACGATTCGCTCGTCCGGTTGGGGGTTGCAAAGACTAAGGGAAAGCTTCGTGTTGTAACGATGCAATCCGCCCGCGTCAAGCGGGTCCTTACCCCGGTTCACAACGCTCTATACGATCACCTATCATCTTTCGGGTGGCTCGTACGAGGGGATGTAAAGAAGGAGGATTTCTTGGCTGTTCTCAATGACAGGAAAGACGGGGAGGCGGTTATCAGTGGGGATTACGAATCCGCCACTGACAAGATTTATCTTGAGGCCGTCGATGTTATTGTCGAAGAATTAGCGAAAGATGTATGGTTGACGGAGAATGAAAGAAAAGTCCTGCGTGGCTCGTTCAGCAATCTCAGATGGATGAACACATGCACAGGACAGATCAAGCCTATAAAGCGGGGAAGTATGATGGGGAACTTGGTGAGTTTCCCACTGCTCTGTCTCCTGAACAAGGCTTGTTTCGATATCGCCAGCGATATCGCGAGGGGGGCAGGGGCCAACCGCGTTGGTCGTTTCAACGGCGATGACTGCGTCTTTGCAGGTGATCGGAAGTTCTTTGACCTCTGGAAAAAGGTTACAGGAACTTTCGGGCTTTGTGTCAATGTAGAGAAGACCGGCTACTCCAACATCTCGGCGGATTTGAACTCCCAGAGTTTCTTTATCCGTCGGGGCCAGTTGGCCCCTAAACCCGTCCTATCATTCTTCAGACCGTATCGAAGGGAGCCTGGGTGTCTCTTGACAGAGGTGCTCGAAGGGTTGCGGACTTTTCGCGGCGAGGTGGTAAGCCTTGTCGTTAATTGTCTTATGCGCTTCGAGATATCTGCTAGGCAGATAGATTTGTCGACTCTATCCAGAAGAGAATACTCAATCCTTTCTAAGAAATCCTGGTTTCGCCGTGCCTTGACGGATGGCGCGGCCCCCGTAGTAAAGAAAGGCGTACGTCGCAGTGTCGAAATGGTCATAGGGCCGCCTCCAAAGGCCTCCCTATACGGTGTTTTTGACACTATGGCGAAGGACGTGGCTGGTGACATGGTCTCGAGATGGACGGGTGTTCCCGTTAAACCTGAAAAGGTCTCCATCGACTATGCTGCCTTCCGAGAACGACCCTCTCAGACGCCTTCCTATCAACCTCCTTCCTTCCGCGTCCTCAGGAGGGGACCGAAGTTATGGTCGTTTGTCTGGCCCAGGCCAGTTTACGAGCATTTCATGATGTACGAAGACCGGGCCTTTGTCACCAACAAAGCCCGTCGATCGCTGTGGATCGACGATCATCCTTGTTTACAGGTGAGTGTAGACTTGGTTAGGACTCGTTTCGTACGCGGATCACGCAACTTCCGTACCTACTTCGGACCCCCCGCACTTCTTTCACCCTGCTCCCTTCCACAGGTCAACTGTGGTTACGCTTAGTGAGTTGCGCAGAGGCTGCCACAACTGGGAGATGAGTTATATTAGTTGGGATCAGTGGTCTGGATCCCGTTGAGATGTCATTCGAATGTCCGTAATGGTCAGTCGGTAAGATCCCTTTTTCAGTATGTCATGCGTTTAGGATTCGGAACCCTCCAGGGGGTCCGGGGCTTCGAGCCTCTACCGGGAACGCAAGAATCCGGACACACAACCATATTCAACCTACAACTAGGTCTCGATGCCTACGCTTCGGAAAGCGGGTATGATGGGAATATGGGGCTGCGATAGCGGCCCCCCCACCCCCACTCGGAAGAGTTGAGGCGACCATCTTGGTATCCTAGGTTATGGAAGTGTGTTGAGCAAATGGCAAGGTGAATGAGTGGATGCTGCCGCAGTTATAATAGCGGACCAGTATGAGTGGTTTCAGCGGGTTAAGGGAACTGATGAGTGGCGGGGGCAACTCCGCGGCGACAGAATCAATTAGTCGTAGCTAATATCGCTTATCGCACATGGAAAACCAGTATCAAGCCTAGCCTTCTAGGTCATGATCGGAACCAGGCGCTGCTGTTTGCGGCGCCCCGACACCTACTCCAAGAGAGAAAAGAAGAGCCCTTTCAAAGGAGGGCAGTTAACGCGAAAGCGTG